GTCCCACATCTCGCGCGCTTGCGCTTCGTCTTTGTATTGAATGTCAGCTGCGTATCCAGTTGCATGAACGGAGAGTCCGGCATTGTTGCGCATTGGTCGGTTGGCGTATGTTCCGAGGCTTTTGGTTCCCCAACGCTTTCCGCATAGTTCAACAAGTTTTGCTGTTACGGGTTGAGTAGCTTTGCCATCCCATGATGGGTAGTAAGGGTAGACGCGGTTGCTCATACTGGCGGGTCTTTAGGTTTATCTTTTAGACCGTTGCCAGCAAGAAGACCAATGAGTCCGCCAGCAAGGGTCATAAGCATCGGGGAAAGAATTGCCCAAGCTTCAGAATCGTTTGGGGCTTGTTCTGTTGGTTGCACCACAAAGAGAAGCCCGTACAGAAGCGCAACGATGGAGAACAGGAACGCGCTTGATAGGCAGATGCCTACAACAAGAATGAGTCGTGCTTTGATTTCTTCGTTGCTAAGTCGGTTTTCTAGTTTCATTTGCATTTGCTTTCCATGAATGATTTGTCTGCTGTGTTGGTGGTGTCGCAATTGTGGCGTACACGATCTGTGCAAGCGGTAAGCGACCCTAAAAAGACCAATAAAATCAGGCTATTTCGCATTAAACTGGCCCGATATCTTCGATAGTAAAAATTGCTTTGTTGTCAGCAGAGCGCAGCAATGTGGCTGTTGTGGCGGTAGTAAATGCGCGCATTTTGTATGTTTTGGAACCAGCCGTTAAACCAGTCAAAATGTAAGTGCCAGAAACGATGGCATATTCGCTTGCCACCATTGTGTCAATTACTTCATAATTTATTGTGTTTGCACTATCAGTGACATAAAAGATTCCAAGTCCAGCGGTGCCGTCTTTCTGCACAGTGAAGTTAAACGTCACTTTGTAACCTCTGTTGGCTTCGGCTGTGAAAGTAAGAGTCAAGCCAGTTATGTCTGCGACAGTGGTGGTCAAAGTTACGTTTCCGGCTGCGCTGACTACATAGCCCATGACTCCACGAGGGAAATTGTTTTGTTGCGCTGCCGTCAGGATTTGACCTGATGTGAAGTTGGTGTTTGGTGATACTGCCATGATTGTCTCCTTTAGAAACTTAGAAGGTTGTTGTCGAGCGTTCCGAAGATTGCGTCGTCGAGGGTGAGGTACTGATTTCCATCTGTTGATTCCATTGTAAGGCTGACAATATGTGAGCCTGGAACAATTCGATGTTCAATTCCAGATGTGATCAGAGTTTGTGTTTCCGATGTTGGTGTTCCAGTTGAGAAATCTTTTTGAACCGAAATGATTGACGTCAAGTCAATAGCGAAAATGGTTGCCCATTGCGCAGGAGTAAGAGCTGCGAGTTCGCATGAGACGCCTGTGAAGCGGACGACGGGGTTGCGGTATTTGCCGAGGAGGTACGCGCCAAGCCCTGCGACTTCTGAGGTTGTCGAGTTAAGCAAACTGAGAAGGTTGTAGTTCTGAGCCTGATACAACGCAATTGAGTTTGTATCTGACGAGGTTTGTGCAGCTCCTGCGGGGGATTGCGTCACAATGTAGTTGTAAAGCAATTCTGATCCGTATTGGTTGACAAGGGTCATGTATGGGATGCCGGTGCCGTTGGTCGTGAAGGAGGCATTTGCCACAGGGTTGAGAACACTTGACCTTCCCTTGAAGGTGAGACTTCCGTCGGCTGCGGTGAAAAGGTAACCCTGTTCGGAAGTATTGACTTGCTGAAGGTAGTTGAGAGCGTTTGTGTCCTGATCAACCGCGTAAGCCCCCAAAGTTGAAGTTCCTGTACCAATAGACCGTGAACCTTGATAGTTGATTTCTGGGCGGTCTAGGACGGTGTTGACGCGGGCTGACGACGACTCTGCGGACGGGGTAAAAGCGTTTAGTTGCTGATTAGCCAGGGTGCCGAAAGCGTCAACGCAACGGGCGACCATTCTGCCCTGGTTGGCGTTCTGATAGTCAAGGTTCCAGTCCTCAACAAAGCCCGTGTAGATGGGTGTTCCGTTGGCGTAGATGATGATGGGCGAGCGAGGCAGGACATACGGGTAGTAGATCGAGGACGTGTTCAGCGGGTCAAGGATTCGAGAGTTGTTGTTGAATACGACTTGTGCGGTTCCTGCGTTGAACTGATCTAGTTGGCGGTTGCGCCCGCGTCTAATGTTGATCGAAAGAACAAGCGACGTCAGGTCGGCGTATGCGGTGCCTCCGAGGGTTCCGCGTCCTGCGGTATCGAGAACGCCGTAGAAGGCGTCGTCAAGTTGGAACGGTGTACCGAACCCTGTGGTTGTTTGGAACCCGACAAGGACTTGGTATGTGGGGACGGTCATTAGAAGGTGACCGCCGGAGCGAATACGACGCCTGAGTCGCGTTGCGCTGCCAATATTGCGTCAATGATGTCCTGCCCGATAGTTGCGGGAGACGAGACAAGTCCTGCATCCAAGTTGATAACGAGGTTGTCGAATGGCCCGATTCCGCCGATGCCTGCTTGCTCGAATCCGCCTGCATTTCCTGACGTGTTGTCAAAGACCGAGTCTGGAGCCTTAACTGCTTTTGGTGGCAAAGCAGGAATAGTTGCGGGAGCTGCGCCCACCGCTATTGACGAGGATGAGTTGGTGAACATTGCTTCGGCTTGTTGTGTCGTGACTGGACGATTAGAAGTTGGGCTTGCAGCAGTGAGGTCAGCAAACGAAGGAAGTTTTTTAACCGTGTAAGTCCCCAGATCACCTGTGCGAAGGAAGTGAATTGCAGCCATTGGAATAGCAAGTGCAGCCTGTACGCCGTTGACAAATCCAACAATTGCGTCATAGATAGATGCAAACGTGTTTTTCATTCCTGCACCGTCGGTACCGAGAGAAACAATTTCCGTGCGAAGTTGGGCGATTGCGCCTGCTGCGCCTTTCTTGCCAAATGCTTCACCGATACGAACTGCGGAATCTCCGAGGTCGGTCAAGACTGGAAGAACCTTGTAGCCGATTGACTCTTGAAGTTCGCCTAGGGTGATTTTAAGGCGAGCCATTACGCCCTCGTAAGTCTTTGCCTTGTCTGCTGCTGCGCCGCCAAAACGATCCTCGAGCATTCCCTGGACTTTTTCAAACCCTGCTGCCTTTAATGTTGCGGCGTCGTAGCCGACGCCAAGTTTGGACAGAGCCCCATAGGAGCCTTCCTGAGCCTTCGCAAGTGCGTTTGCCACCGTCTCAACCGATTTGCCAGTTGAGGCGCTTAGATCAAGGCTGAGGTTGAGTAGGTCTTGAGCCTTTGTAACGTCGCCTGTTGCCCTGACAAGACGCCCAAGTGCCGGACGAAGATTGTCATCTGCGACACCTGTTGCGCGTTGAGTCTTGTCTATGAAATCTTCCAGACCTGAAATCTGTGCATTTGACGCGGTCGTGCTTGCCTTGATTGCGTTAGCCAATTCAACTTGTGCCGCCTGGTCGGCTGCTGCTGCTTCGGCTGCTTTGAACAGAACTGCTCCCGCAGCTGCTGCGCCGACTGCCAATGCTGCAAAAGCAACGACTGCAACTTCTCCTGCTTTTTTCGCTGCGAAGCCAACCTTGTCTGTACCGGACTCGAGATTTTTGAATTCGTTAAGGGCGGACTTGATTCCTTTGCCGTCAAATTCTGTGATGATTGGAATTGCAAGTGCCATTAGTCAAGTTCTCTCTGTACGACTCTGATTGCGTCCATTGAAGCTTTTAACATTTCGCGCTCGATTTCCCTGCGTTTGCGAAACACGGCAGGCCCGAGAATGCGAGTTGTGCCAGGACGAAGGCTGCCAAGTGAGTCGCCCAAATTGTTTTTATTAGTTCGTCCTGCTGCTTCAAAGACCGCAGCTGCAACATTGGTCTGAGTGATGTAGATCAGCGAGGTCGCTTCACGGCTTGCGTCAACTTTTAACTTGACTCCTGAGATTGCTCGAGCCACAGAAAACGGAAATATTTTTTTGCCGTTTTGAGTCCATGCGCGATTCATGCCCGAAAGAGGAACTTTGACAAGGGCGTAGTTGCGTTGCACTTCTTGAATGGCAGGTTGTGCAATGCGAGTTGCCTCTTGGACAAACTGCTTGCGCAGTCCAGGCTCAACTTTGTTGAGGGAACGAATGGCTTCCTTGAGTCCTTGAATCTCAATAGTCGTGTTCGTTG